AGAGCCCCGGTATTTCCTGCTGGAAGACCGAAAGGTCCGTTTCTGGCCGTACCCGGCAAGCGGGGAAGTGGTCAATTTCAGCTATCTGGACGACGAATGGGCACCTGCCGGGGGCGTTTTCACGGCAGACAGCGACGAAACGGTGTTCCCGTCGGAATTGTTCATCATGGGGCTGATTGTCCGCTGGCGGCGTCAGAAGGGCATGGATTACGCGGACTACGAGGCGGAATACGAGGCCGCGCTTGGCCAGTACGCCAGCTTTGACGACCGGAGCCGCATCCAGTGAAGGTGCGCGAGCGTCAGAAAGCCCCGACACACAAGGGCAGGGAGCCGACACAGAAAATCCCGGCAACGAACCACACGTTCCCGGCTCCTGTGCGCGGATGGTCGACGGACGAGGCGCTTCCCGCGCGTCAGGCGGGGCTTGCTCGCATCCTTGACAATTGGGTGCCAACGCAGCGCGGGGTTCGGGTGCGGGGCGGGTTGTCCGAAAGTGACGACCTGTCAGCCGCCATCTACACGCTTGCGCCCTACAGATCCTCTGTGGAAAAGCTCCTGGCCGCGACCGCGACCGACATTTACGAGGTCGGGGGCTCATCGCTCAAAGGCAGCCTGACCAGCGGGGAATGGTCGACCGAGCAATTCGGGACAACCGGCGGCGACTACCTGTATTTCGTGAACGGCGTGGATAACGCGCAGCTTTACGACGGCAGCACCATCACGACGATTACGGGGGCATCATCCCCGGCGATTACAGGCGTCGACACGGATGATCTATCCCACGTCTGGTCCTACGCTTCGCGCCTGTTCTTTGTCGAGAAAAACAGCCTTTCGGCGTGGTATCTGGCAACCGACAGCATTGGCGGCGCGGCGACGGAGATCAACTTGGCGGGTGTATTCAGGGCGGGGTCAACGCTCCTGTTTGGCGCGCGCTGGTCACTGGACGCGGGAGACGGGCTTGACGACAAGTGCGTGTTTGTCACGTCTGAGGGCGAAGTTGCGATTTACGAGGGCATCAACCCCGGCAGCGTGTCAACGTGGTCTCTGGTGGGCCTTTATCGCCTGCCGCGCCCCCTCGGGAAGCGGGCTTTTACGCAGGCGGGCGGCGATCTTCTGATTGCCACGGTTGGCGGCCTCATCCCGCTTTCGGCGGTTCTGAACACGGACCAAGGCGCAATCGAACAAAAGGCGGTATCGCTCCCCATCGGGTCTTACTGGCGCGACCGGGCGGCGAACCTGACGGCGCGGACTTGGGACGTGGTGAAGGCGCACGATATGGGCGTGATACTGGTGTCGCAGCCTGGGGTATCGGCGGCCAACGCCTCAACGCTTATGGTCAACATGGTCACGGGCGCATGGGCGCGGGCGACGGGCTGGGACGCGCAGTGCATCGCCTACCACGGCGGCCAGACCTATATCGCGGGCCTCGGCGGCAAGGTCTACCTTTGCGACCAGAACGGCAACGACGACGGGGCGCTTTATACCGCGTCTTATCTTGGGGCCTTCGAGGGGTTGGCCGATAGCGGGGTTCTCAAGACGGCAAGGCAGGCCCGCCCGCTGTTTGAAATCGGCGCGCCCATCAGCCCGGCGGTTGGCATCAATGCCGACTACAATGAGCAATTGCCGTCCCCGCCGGTATCTGTTCCCGCCCCGGCAAGCGGCACATGGGACACGGCCATTTGGGACACGGACGTATGGGACGAAGGGGCGCAACTCCTGGCGAGCGCCAGTTGGCGCAGCACCCCCGCGACCGGCGTAACGCTGGCCCCCTACGTGCAGATCAGCTTTTCGGCGGCGTCCAAACCTGCGGTCAACCTCGCGTCGATTGACCTGCAATATCACATCGGGGCCGTTGTCGCATGATTCCGGTTTGGGACAAGCGGGTTGCGGATTGGGTTTCCCCGCGTGTTTCCCCGGCAGACCGCGGGTTTGGCAAGTGTCAGGCCCTTGGCGTTGTCCACAAGGGCGAACTTGTCGCCGGTCTGGTGTTTCACAACTGGGAACCGGAAGCGGGCGTAATCGAGATTTCCGGCGCGGCGAAAGACGCCCGGTGGATGACGCGGGCCGTCATGAACACGGCGCTTGGCTACGTTTTCGACGGCTTGGAATGCCAGATGGTTTTGGCACGTCAGCGCAAGTACAACATCCGCCCCCGCAAGGCATGGCTTGCTCTCGGCGGGTCTGAGGTCGTCATTCCCCGCCTGTATGGACGTGGACAGGATGGCACCATCATCACGCTGACCGCCGAACAATGGCGGGCGTCCAAGTTTTATCAAGGAGGCACCGATGGGCAGAAGTAAACACGACTCGCCTGAGCCGACAGACCCGCGCGAAACGTCAGCGGCCAGCACGGCGACAGGGGTCAGCACGGCCCTTGCCAATGCCTACCTGCAGAACATGAACGAGGTGACGCCTGACGGCACCCGGACGTTCAACAAGACCGGCAGCGAGAGCGTTTTTGACCTCTATACGGGTCAATCCTACGACGTTCCCCGGTTCACGGTGGAGACGACGCTTTCGCCGGAACAACAGGCCATCAAGGGCCAGACCGACGCGGCGGAACTCAACCTTGCATCTCTGGCAAACAACCAGTCCGGGTTCCTGAACGACTACATGGCGCAGCCGTTCAGTTACGACCCCGGCCAGCACGAGAATTGGGCGCTTGGCCTTTACGAAGACCTGAACAGCGGCAAGGTCGACGACAGCCGCGAGGCCCTGCGGTCGCAGCTTGCCAACCAGGGAATTGCGATGGGGTCCGAGGCCTATGACCGCGCGATGGGCAATTTCGACACCTCGCAGATGGACAGCCGCAACCGCTTCCTGCTGGACAGCTACAACACCGGCCTGCAGACGGCGAAGGTGGAGCGCGACCAGCCGCTGAACGAGATCAGCGCCCTTCTGAGCGGATCGCAGGTGGCAATGCCGAACTTCGCGAGCGGGGTTGGCGTGAATGCCATCCCGACCACGGATAACGCATCGATCATCGCCAACTACGACAACGCGGTGATGAACCAGTGGCAGCAGAACCAAGCCGCCACAGGAACCACGCTTTCGGGCCTTGGCGGGCTGTTCAAGGGCATCGGCGCGATTTCGTCCCTGTCGGACATCCGGGCGAAAGAGGACGTGCGCAAGATTGCCGAAACGGCAGACGGCCTTGGCATCTATTCGTTCCGGTACAAGGGCAGCCCCAAGACGGAAATCGGGCTGATTGCGCAAGAGGTCCAAGCGGTGAAGCCGCAGGCGGTGCATGAACGGCCTGACGGGTTCCTTGCGGTCGACTATGGGGAGGCGCTGGCGTGAAACAGAACCTGTTCAAACAAGGCATGTTCCAGATCGACCCCGGCACCACTCCGGACCAGATCAAGCGCAAGCGCGAGCTTTTGGCGGGGATCGTCAAGGGCGGCTATGGCAATGCGCGCTATGCCGGGCAGGGGGCCATGCACGCGCTGACCGGGCTTGCCGAAGGCTTTGGCGAGCACAGGATGAGCAAGTTTGAGCAGGAGAAAACGGCGGAAACCGAGGGATTGCTTGGCGACATGGTGACGGGACCGGGCGGGGCGTATGACAGCGACACGCAGCGCGACCTGATGCTTGCCCTGTCGAACCCCTGGCTTACGCCGTCGCAAAAGCAGGCCATCACCATGCAACTCGGCATGGCGCAGAGTGCGCAGGCGAAGGCCGAGGCGGCGGCCAAGGCGCAAGCGGCCCGTGCGGCTGGCGCGGCGCAATCCGGGGCGGCGAGCGACTTCTATTCGTCGATTTTCAGCGGTGGCGGCGCGGCTGGACAGACCGGAACGCCGTTCAATCCGCCGAACAGCCCCCGCGCGCAGGCACCGGCTGGTTCCGGTTCTTCCGGCTTTTCCCCGCTGATGGGGAATGCGCCCATCAGCGCGCCTCTGGACATGAACAACCCCAGCGCGCCGCGCGAGTTCACACTATCGACGCAGGGGGCACAGTCTGGCGCGGACAGCATGGTTGGCGGCATGGGGAACGACACGCTTTTGGGGGCGGGCGGCGATGATGCGCTTGAGGGCGTGGCGTCTCCGCTGGCCACGTCCCTGCCGGCGGCCCCGGCTCCGTCCACGTTCCGCCTTGGGGACAGCATGACAGGGCGTCAAGAGGGGTACGCCCCGGCGGCGGGCATCACCCCCCAAGCGCCCCAAGCGGCACCACAGCCCCGCGTTGACCCCGTGCTGGGGCCGGAATTGCCGGAGCAACTGCGATACAAGGGGCCGCCTGCGGCCCAACTGCGGCAATTCCTAGACATGGGTGGCGGCACACGTCAGCAACGGGCGCACGCAGCGGCAATGCTGAAAGAGGCGGAGGAATGGGAGAACCCGCGTTCGCGAGCCATGATGCGGATGGAGTTCAACCGTAATGCTGGCTTGATCGGGCAGGATCCGGAAACGCAGTTCGTCAAGGGCGTCGGCTTGATCGACATGAACACAGGCGATGTCATTGCGGATTACGGCGGCGGCGGCCCCGGCGACCCGACCACGGAATACGGGCTTACGCCGCAATTCGGCGTGGACAAGGACGGCAACCCCGTAATGATCCAAGTCGGCAAGAATGGCGAGGCCGTGCAAACAGCCTTGCCCGAGGGCGTGGAATTGCGCCGGAAGCCGATTGAGGTGGACGCGGGAACACACACTATTCTGCTGGACCCGATCACGCGCAACCCCATTGGGCAAATCCCGAAGAACGTAGGCGTTGCCGCGCAAGAGAAGGCCGAAGGGGCAGCATCGGGCAAGATCAACGCGGAGAAGGCGGCAAGCGCCCCCATCGCGCTGGACCAAGCGCAAACCGCCCTGAGATATATTTCCGAACTGCGGGAGTCTCCGAACCGCGAACGCGGCACCGGGGCGTCGTCGTTCTTCAACTTCGTCCCTGGCACAAAGGGGCGGGACTTCCAGGCGCGGATCGACCGGCTTGCGGGCGGCGCATTCCTGACCGCAATCGACCAGTTGCGCGGCCTTGGTGCGCTATCCAACGCGGAAGGCCAAGCGGCGACAGCAAGCGTTGCCGCTCTTGATCCGGGCCAGAGCGAAGAGGCGTTCATGAAGGCGCTGGATGATTACGAGCGCATCATCAATCTCGGCATCCAGCGCGCTCAAGGTGGGGCATCCCCCGCCGCTGCGCCGCAGCCTGAGAAAAGCGCGGCACGCATGACGCGGGAAGAGTTCTACAACAGCCCCCGCGTGAAGGCGGTAGCGGACAAGCACGGCCTGACGCTTGACGAGTATTGGGAGGTGTTCCAGTGACCGACGAAGAACTGGAGGCGCTGGCCAAGCGGGCGGCAGCGGCGAAGGCGGCGAACACCGCCGCGCCGAATGCGGAATACGACACGCTTGACGCAGAGTTGGAGCGCGCGGCCATGATTGCGCTCTCCAAAAAGCGCATGAAGCAGGGCGGCGGCATCGAAAGCCGCGACCCTTTCGAGGGCGGCGTGTATGACCCCCGAACCGGCAGCTACAAGAACCGCAACCTGATTTCTGAGCAGATGGACCCGCCGACGCGGATGGATGCCCTCATTGGCGGCGGAATGCAGGGGGTGGGCCTGAACTTCGGGGATGAGGCAATCGGCTCTTTGGCGCGCGTGGTCGAGGGGAGCGAATACGGGCCTTTGCGGCGTGAGCAGACGCGGGCGCGGCTGGACGCGGCAGAGGAGCAAAACCGGTGGACCTATATCCCGGCTGAAATCGGCGGCAACGTCCTGACGGCAGGCGCGGCGCTGCCCGTGGCGACGGCCCCCACGCTTGGCGGCACCATGCTACGCGGCGCGGGGCTTGGCGCGGCAGAGGGCGCGGCCTATGGCTTTGGCGAGGGTGAGGGCGGCGCGGCAGATCGAACGATAAACGCGGCGAAAACGGCGGCAATCGGCGGCGGCATCGGCGGCATGGTTCCGCCTGTCACGGCTATGGGCGCAAAAACAGCCAGCACGATTTGGGATCTGCTTTCCTCGCGGGTGAACAAAGGCAACGGAATGCGCGCCCGCCGGGCAATCGAGGACACGCTGAAAGACGCGGGTCTGAGCATCGACGACGCATCGCGGGCGGTGGGGCGGGCGGCAGCAGACGGCCAGCCGGAATATCGCCTGATGGACGCGCTCGGAATGCCGGGAATGCGCAAGGCCTCGGGCATCACGCGCAAGGGCGGGCCAGCGTCCGAGGAATTGCAAAAGTTCCTGATGGAACGCCAGATTGACGCGCCTGACCGCATGGTCGGCTATGTCGACGATGCCTTCGGGCTGGCGGGCAAGACGAAGACCCGAAAAATGGCCGAAGAAATGGTGCGCGGGAACCGGAAAAAGGTTGCCGACACCATGTTTGACCGCGCGGCGGATGACGCGGCCCCGGTGGACGTGCGCAACGTCATTTCCATGCTGGATGACACAATCGTCAACATGTCGAACAGCGGCATCAAGCCGCCTGCGGTCGTGAAGGAATTTCAGAAGCTGCGCGACCAGTTGGGCGGCTACATGCCAGACGGCGCGCCGACGACCCTTTCGGACTATCAGTCGGTTCTGACCATCTGGCGCGAACTGCGGGACCAGATCGACGCCGCGTATAAGACCGGCGGGCCGGGGGCGTCCGTCGGGGACGCGCTCAAGCCGGTTCGGGACGCGCTGCGGTCTTCGCTTGAGGAAAGCAGCGACCTGTTCCGCTTTGGAACGGACAACTACCGCGAGGGGTCGAAGGTTCTGGAGTCCTTCCAGACCGGCGCGGACATGATGCGCGGCGGGCGGGCGGATGATACCGTGCCGGTGTTCAACGCGCTCACGGACCAGCAGAAGAAAGCGGCCCGAATTGGCTACGGCGACAAGCTGGCAGAGCGGGTTGAGGGTATCGCGGCAGAGGCCCCGAACGTGTCCCGTCATTCCGCCAGCACCAAGCGCAAGGCCGAAGCGGCGGCGATGGCCCTTGATCCGGACCTTTACAGCCGCCGGATTGGCCGCGAAGCCGACATTTACAGGACGTTCAACCGCGCGCTTGGCGGGTCGAAAACAGCGGACAACCTGCAGGATATCGCGGACGTTGGCATTCTGGCGGATCTGGCGCGCGGCGCGGGCAGCGTGGCGACGGGGAATTTTGGGAGCGCGGGCGCGAACCTGTGGAATGCCGCCAAGCCCTATGTCACCGGCGACAATGAGGGCACACAGAAGCTGGTGGCGCAGTTGCTGAAATCAGCCAACCCGGCAAAAGACCTCGCGCCGGTGGCAAAGCAGGCGAAGACCCGCGAAGCCATCAAGCGGATGATCGACGCGATGCTGCGCAACTCGGCCCGCGACCCGGCCCTGAACCTCACTGGCCTCCAATAGCAAAGACACCCGCCGCCATTGCGAGCGGGACCAAAGCCAGCACGATCAGCACAAAAAAAGGCGCATCCTTGGCGGCGCGCCCTCTTTCCTCATGGCTGGTCAGCCAGCGCATGGCCCAGATGAAAGCAAACGTCAGGGCATTGGCCGCGAGAGACGCGGACAAGACGACAGCGAATAACCGTTCGTAATCCATGCCGTCTAAGGTCGGCACCCCTCCCCCAAAAGTCAAGACGCGGCTTTCTTCTTGGCGTTTAGCCTTCTCATCTTCGCGTTGTGGCAAGCGCGGCACCTCTTCCACCCCTGCTTTGTCAGGTAGGTGTTGGCATCGTCAAACTCATGGCCCTTCGCGCAATGGGTTTTTTCTCGGGCTTTTCGACTAGCCTCCGCAATGGCCAGCAGCGGTGGTTCTTTGGGGGCGATCCGATCTGGCGAAACAACCTCTTCGTAGGTGAGGCCTCGCGCGGCCCTGGCAACCACTGTATCGGTCTTAACCCCCGCTTTTTCGGCAAGGTCTATCGCGCGATATTTCTTGCCTTCAACTTCCACGTAAACAGCGCGCCTCTGGTTTCGTTGCTGCTGCTTGCGTGAAGCCCATCGGCAATTATCGGGGCCGTACCCCCTGTCGTTGTCGATCCTATCCAGAGAGTAGCCCTTGGGCCGTTCACCCATGTCTTCGACGAAGGCGTGGAATGACTCCCAACGGTCGCAAACCGCAATCCCCCGTCCGCCGTAGTCCTTCCACTGGCGGTTATTCGGGTTTCGGCACCTGTCTCTCATGCCTGCCCATACATTGTATAGCGGGTGTGGATTTTTGAATGGCATCAGCGTGTTACCTCCTGAGCGCCATCATACGGTAGTGTGCCAAACTATGGAAGAGGGAGACTACAATTCCTAGATCAGGCGCAGGTGTGTACAGCAAGCCAGCCGGAACAACGGCGGTTTCAGGGACCACGATCAGTAGTGCAAACTACAACGCTACAGTCGACGACTTTGTGACTGACGCAAACACCGCGCGGCCCGTGGTTGCAGGCGGCACGGGGGCAACGTCTGCCACGGCGGCGCGGACAAACCTTGGGGTGGCCATCGGGTCCGACGTGCAAGCCTACGGCGCTTCTCTTGCGTCTCTTTCCGCGCTTGGGACGACTGCCAACCGGGGCCTCTACACGACTGCAGCGAACACTTTCGCAGAGTTCGTTTTCACGCCGTTTGCGCGGACGCTTCTTGATGACACGACGGCAGACGCGGCGCGGGATACGCTGGCGGTTGGTGATGGGTTCCTTGCGACGGCTGGATCGGCTGGCACCGACCTTGACGACATCGATGAGAGCGGAGCCTATCAGACCAGCACGACCGCTACCAACTTACCCGGCGCGTCTGAGGTTCACGCGCTGTGGCATTGCCAGGTGTCGGCAAACCTTGCGGGGCAGGTTGCAATAGACCTTAGCACCAATGCGCTCTACTGGCGCAGCAAGGCGGGCGGGACGTGGGGCGATTGGCAGGATGGTCGCCCGATGGGGATTGGCCAAACATGGCAGGACGTGTCCGGCTCCCGTGTCGCGGGCACCAGCTACCAGAATAACACGGGGCGGCCAATTATGGCTGCAATAACTATGGTCGCCGCCAGCGGTCCACAGATCCAGGTATCTACGGACAACAGCACATGGGTAACTATCGGGGGGTCAGACAGCGGCACGAACCAGCCGTTTAGTTTCATTGTCCCGCCCGCCCATTGGTATCGGGCAACGATCAGTTATGGCACATGGGTGGAGTTGCGCTGATGGAATTCCGCACCACGCATATAAAGGAACGGTCGGGCAGTCCTCTGAGCGGCGCTGACGTGTATTGCTATGAGCCGGGAACATCCACGGAACGGCAGATTTTTGACGCAGCCGGGGTGGCTCTCACCCAGCCGCAGGCTACCGGTGTTGACGGGAATGTCAGCTTTGCTGCGCGCAATGGGAAGGCTGATATTGTCGCTGTCCTCAACGGTGCCACGCAGAGGAACGAAGATGTCTATTTCTACGACCCTTCGGACGAGAATTGGAATACCCGCGCAGAGTTGGTGACGGTTGTTGCAGATGGTTATACATGGCCGGATGGCGCGGTCATCAGCGATGGAACCGTGTCTTACAAGGCGTCCAGCGGCGCAACGGATATTTCCGATCTGCCGGGGCTTCTGCCTTTCATGGCCGGAGACGCGGACGCTCATCTGTATCACTTCGTCGCATCCAGTGTAACGGGTGCCGCAACGATCACTGCTGCGGGTCAAGCTATGATCGATTATGTGGAAGGTTTTGCAACAGGCGGCGCAATTGTGTTCCCCGCTGGCATCTTGGATATCGCCACGGCGGGGACGATAGCAGTCCCGCCAGCGGGCACGCTCAATTACGTCTGGAAGATCAGCAAACCTTTGACGGTGGTCGGCTCGGGCATGGGGGTAACTCAGTTCAACGTCCAAGATGCGGACACGATTGCGTTCTATGTCGGTGGCGATGACCCGTTTAACGGCGACATCATCGTTGGGGCGAAATTCAAAGATCTGACGATCAACAATGACAGCGGATCTGCGGGTGCCACGGGCGGTTACGGCATCCTGTTGGACCGCAGCCAAGCCGTGATTGATACGGTTCGAACCAACAACTTCTGGCGCGGAGTGGGGCTGTTCGGGTGCCCAGAGGGCGCTCGCCTAACCTTCTGCGACCTGAACACGACGCTTTCGCAGTCGGTCGTTAGCGGGTCTGCAATGCTCTACATTGGCCGACGGGAGGTTGCATCCTCCGTCGGCGGCGCGCACCTGGACAGCGACGGCGGGGCGACGGACGGTGATTACTTCGTTGAGCCGAACACGGTTCTCGTTGACAACTGCAACATGAGGCCGGGTGCTTTGGCAGGCTATGTCGGGGCTGAATATACGGTCCTGATCGGCTGCGGTGACGGGGTGCATATCTCGCAGTCTCATATTGCATGGGGCGAAAAAGCAGCCGTTGCGTACATCCCGGAGCAGTCCGACATCGGGTTCACTACGCAGCACCTCAATGAAGTCCATCTTGACCCTCTGTTTTCCGATGGCGCGCGACCAGACTCGCGGGGCATTTACGCAGCCGATCTGAACGGATTTGGCACAACTTCAATGTCTGACCTCCGTGTTACTGGCGTCGATATTTCCGGGGCCGCTGGAGATGCCATTTACATTGACCTGGATATTATGGGCGTGATGATTTCCAACACATCCACGAAGCTGACAGGCGGTCGCGCTGCGTATATTGCCAATTGCGCGGATGTCTCGATCAACGGTTTCGGCGCTCGCAGCTCTGACCAGGATGGTAACTCTCTCCCGGTCATCGAGCTTGAAACCTGCGCGCGGGTCAACATCGACAACTTAATGATGAATGATTTCTTTGACGGGATCTATGTTCATTCTGATTGCTCTCGGGTGAACATTGGCGAAAACATTACGGCGGTGAACAAGGATGCGAGCGGGACAACGATCTATGCGGAATCTGGCGCTGACCTTTTCGTCGGTCGACACCTGCACATTGGAGAGGGCCGCACCATCGCGTCCGCCAATCAAATCCGCATCCCCCTTGGGTTTGATGATGTCTACATAACGGGGACGACTGACATTTGGGAAATCTTGATGGACGCCCCGACTTCCGGGTTTGAGGCGCGCATTGTAAACATGACTTTCCAAGGCGTCCTGAACATAAAAGACGACGGTTCAGGCAGCGTTCCGGGGGGTGTGACGCCCAACATCCGCATTGGTGCCGACCAAGCAACATCAAACGGTTACAGTTGCGCGTTGAAATGGGAGCCTATTCTAAGCCGATGGATCATGATTTCAGAACGAACATCCGCGCCTTGATTCACGAACTGGATAAGCGATCTGAACCGCCCGGACGGCTTCCGTGAGGATTGGTACGGTGAACTGACGAACCAAGCTGCGCGGCCATGTTCGTCGAAAGCGGCAAGTGGGTCATCACGACGACACGGGCAAACGGATAACGGCCCCCGGCGCGGCTTCGAAACGCACCGAGGGCCTCCACCACGCAATGAAAGGCAATGCGCGATGGTTCACAAGAAATGCGGACGCAGGAGCGATTCTCCAACGGGGAATTTGTGTCAGGGGGCGTCATGACTGACGAAGAGCGGCAAATGCTGCGCCAGATTCACGAAGCGCTGTTCTCTGTGCCCGCCGGATCGGCCAAGGACGCAAAGCCCCTGATCGAGAGCCTGCGGATCATGGTGCGCGCCTATGAGCGGGGCAGTTGGGCGGTGCGTGCGCTGATCTGGCTGTTGCTGACCATCGCCGGTGTCGGCACGGCGATCCATCAAATCAAGGAGTGGTGGCAATGAAATCGTTCCTGTCCCGGTCCCGCTGGTCCGTGGCGGATCGCATCGCTGCCTTGCTGCTGGTGCTGGTGGCCGCATGGTCCAGCACATCGCTGCTGTTTCCGGCCAGCCTGTGGATCCAGGTCGACCGCGTGCATGTGAGCGACACGCTGGCCGGTGTTAGTCCCGTCATAGAGGTTGATCGTCGCCTGTATCGCGGCACGGATCATGGCCGCTACGCCGTGGTGATCCGAGAGGCCGACAGCCACCAGACCGAATGCATCGCCCGGCGTGCCGTGCCGTATTCTGCCGGGGCCGCTGCAAGCCCCATTCGCGGCAAGACACTGAGTTGGTGGGCCTACTCGGCAGATGGCGAGTGTGTCCGCTGGCCGGTGCCGCCGGGGCAATACTATGTCGAAACCCGGCATTGCTGGCGGGCGTTCTGGTGGGCGCGCGAAAGCTGCACAGCATGGCACGCATCGAACGTGTTCACCGTGCGGGTGCCGTCATGAAGTGGTTTCTGCACTGGCTCACGGTCAACCTTGCACCGCTGCTGTGGCCCTGTGATCGGGCGTGGTGGCTGGAGGGTGGAGAGGGAAGCCGCAGGACCGTTAACGCCTTGATCGGTGGCGGCGCTCCTGCGGCTGATGTTCGGACACAGGCGGATAGGGCGTGCATTGCGTCCCCGCCTATGTCCTTCCGCTCTAGGTGGCGGCTTCTGATGCGTCCATCAACCCAGCGCAATGGCCTCAATCGGCCCCAATCCCGCACAACATACCACGAAGCACCCGCCAAGGAAAGGGCGATGAGATGAACAAAGCATATCAGCTTGCACTTGAACAGCGCGGCCTGCGTGAAATCCCCGGCGCGAAACACAATCCGGAAGTGGTGAAGATGTTTGCCGAGGTCGGGCATTCGTGGGTTCAAGACGATGAAACCGCGTGGTGCGCTGCTTTCGTCGGCGCGATGCTCAAACGCGCAGGCATGGCGCAGACCGGAAAGCTCAACGCGCGCAGCTATCTGGACTGGGGTGAGCCGGTCGAGATGTCCGACGCGCAGCCCGGTGATATCGTCGTATTCTGGCGCGGCTCCCGTGATGGCTGGCAGGGCCATGTTGCGTTTTTCGTCCGGTGGGAGGGTGATGGCCTGCTTGTCGTCGGCGGCAATCAGATGAACGCGGTGAACATCTCGAAGTACCCCAAGGACCGCATTCTCGGCATTCGCCGCACGCCGCACGTTCAGGAGCCTAAGCCGTCCGTTGCCGCCAGCAAGGACCGCAGCACGCCAGCGCAGTCAACGACCATCCAGGCGACCCTGATCGCGTTCATCGCCTCTCTGGGGCAGATCATGGGCGCGGTGAAGAGCGCCGTGGGTGAAGTGACGGAGACCTTCGGCATCTCGGCAGAGGTTGCGCTCTTCATTGTCGCGGCGGCTTGCTTGGGGTGGGTGTTTCGTGAGCGTCTGCGCAAGTGGGCAGAGGGCGTGCGGTGAGCGCGGTGCTTATCGTGCTGATCTTCGGCATCGCAGCGTGGGCTATGGGGCAGGAGGAATAGGCATGGCTGGATGGTTTTATGTTGCGCCGTGGGCCGCTGCGTGGGTGGCGGTCCTCGTGCTCTGGCTTTTCTTCGGGGCTGCGTGGTGGGTAATCGTGGCGACCTGCGCTGCGTCCGCTGGCACGGCAGTTGGGCTATTCATAGCGGGACTGAGCACAGTGGGGCCGAGGTGGTGATGCTGACCCGCATCAAGACATGGCTCGCCCTAGCAGGCGCTGCGGTTGTCGCCGTGGCGCTGGCGTTCTTTCGGGGCAGATCGGCGGGGAAAAAGGATGCAGAGAATGAACAAGCACGCGAAACAATCGACCGGACGGAAGCGGGGCGGGATGCGGTCCAGGATGGCCGGGATAGCGGCCTGTCTCCTGCTGACCGGCTGCGGCGGAATGACGGCCAACTCTGACGCGGGCTGCGCCTCTTATGCGGAGGCACGCCTTGCCATGCCTCGCAGCGTCCCCATCGGTGACGGGCCTTGGGCGCAGTGGACGGCTGACTTGGACGACAGGATGATTGGCACATGTCGGAGATAACGCCACTGCGCGCCGAGGTCGCCGCGATGCCCCCGGCGGATGCCATCGACCATCTGCTGTTCCTGATCGAAGGCATGACCGGCGGGCCTGAGCCTCTATTGCCCGGCCTGACGCCGCTGCAATCCCGCATCATGCGCCGACTGGAAAGCGCCAAGGGCGAGGTGGTTTCGCGCGATGAACTTTTGTTCTCAGCCTACTACGACCGTAGCCTGTCCGACTGGCCGGAGGGCGACATTATCAGGGTGTCGATTAGGCACATTCGCCAGCGCCGCCCGGATCTGAAAATCCAAACCTGCCGAAATCTCGGCTACAGACTAAACACAGGAGACTGAAATCATGGCTGCAAATGCATGGGCAATGTATGGACAAGCCCTAGAAAATGTCCTTGACGGCACGATTGACCTTGCGTCGGACTCCTTCCGCATGGCACTGGTCGGCACCGGCTACACACCGAACCAATCGACGGACGACACATGGTCGGACATTTCGTCGAATGAGATTTCCGGCACCGGATACACGACGCACGGCAAGGCGGTCACGCTTTCGCAATCGCGTTCGGGCCTCGTGGTCACGGTTGATTGCGATGATCAGTCGTGGACATCATCGACGCTCTCCAGCGTTGCCTATGCCGTGATCGTGCGGGATGCCGACGACAATGGATCGCTGGCGACGACCGATATTCCGATGTGGTATTGCGAGTTGGAGGACGGCAGCAGCGTCAGCACGACAAGCGGCACGCTCTCGGTCACGATCAACGCCAGCGGCCTTTATACGCTGACCGCAGGCACAGCGGCGTAATTCGGCGCAATGGCTGTCGAGGTCGCATCAGCCGAAATCGGGAGCGGAACAGGCGGTTCTGCGACGGTCTCCAAACCCTCTGGCGTGGCGAGTGGCGATACCCTCGTCATTGTCATGTTCTCTTTCAATGACGGTTCCGTTTCCGGGCTGACGGGCTGGACAAATCGCACCTTCGCGGGGACGTCCACCTGTCAGATGGACGTCTTCACTCGCGAGGCTGACGGAACGGAAGGAAGCTCCGAGACGCTGACGCAGGCGGCGGGGAATGACGTAGAATTGATCTATGCCCGCGTGACCGGCGGGGATTATGACGGCATCACCGTCGCCGATCCGTCGCGCGTGGACGCCCTGAGCGCCAACCCGGCGTTCTACTCGATAACGACGCCAGCAGATGACGCGCTTGTCTTGGCTTGCGCCGGGTGGCGAACCAATCAGACCCTCGTCTCCGGTCCAAGCGGCTACACCACAGAAGCGCTGCAGGAGTCCCCGAACGGCATCGCGATGTTCTCGCGTACCGTGGCGACCGAGGGGGAGGAAACCCCCGGCGCGACGGAAATCAACAATTCTCGGTGGTGGGCCTCGGCCTCGATCGCCATTGGCCCGGCAGCCGGGGGCACGGACGCAACCGCCTTGCCCGGCGTGGGCGCAGGGACGGGCGCAGGGTCCGCGCCAACGGTATCGGCAGGGGCCACGGCATCCCCCGGCGCAGGCAGCGCTACGGGTGCGGGTTTGGCCCCGTCCGTCAGTGCCGGAAGCAATGCGACAGCCGAGCCGGGCGCAGGCGCGGCGACAGGTTCCGGCGTCACTCCGGCTGTGGCGGCTGGCGCGGCATCGGCCCCGGCGCAGGGCGCTGCAACCGGGGCGGGGGTTGGCCCTTCCACTC